AATTAATGAAGAGTCAGGCACAGGTAAATCAACGGTACTTAAAATGTGCAACAGCGTTTGGGGGCATCCGGAAGAACTAATGCTTCAATGGAAAGATACAATGAACACGATGATTCACAGGCTCGGCATTATGAACAATCTTCCTGTGACAATTGATGAGATTACTAAACTGAGTGGCGATAGCTTCTCGGATTTAGCTTACAGTATTTCGCAAGGTCGTGGTAAGAACCGAATGATGCAACACGAGAACGCCGAGAGAAAGAACGATACCAAATGGGCGACGATAGCCTTATGTAGTTCTAACGCATCGTTTGTAGATAAGCTTGCTGCGCTTAAAGCTACACCTGACGGCGAGTACATGCGTACATTTGAGTACCGTATTGATACTACAAACAACTTAACTAAAGAAGAAGCCGACAATATTTTTAACGGATTGTATACCCATTACGGGCATGCTGGTCTTGAATACGCTAAGCACTTGGTAGCTAACTTAGAAAGCGTTATTGATACAGTTGTACAAGTCCAACAAAAGCTAGATGCTGAAATTGGATTAACTAGTCGTGAGCGGTTTTGGTCTGCTACTGCCGCATGCAACATAGCAGGGGCCCTTATTGCCAAGGATTTAAAGATTCTTCCTGACTTTGATATTGGTAGAGTTTATCGTTGGCTAGTTAAAGAATTAATCAAAATGCGTAGTGAAGTAAAGGCCCCGACTAAAACAAACCAAGCTAGTGTTATTGGTGAGTTTATGAACGAGCATAGAGGCTCTACTTTAGTTATTAACGGTAATGTAGATGCAAGATCAGGTATGGAGCAGTTGCCGATAGTTGAACCAAAGTTCAATGACTTGTTGGTGCGTATTGAGCCCGATACTAAGTTGCTATTCATTAATGCAAAACACCTACGGGTTTATTGCGCTAAACATCAGATTGATTTGAAGAATACTTTGAAAGGTTTAGAAGCCGATAAGATTTATTTAAAGCAGATGAAAAAGCGTTTGTCTAAAGGCACTAAGCTTCAGTCACCTGCCGTCGACGTATACTTATTTGATTTGGATAATGACCACTTCTTAGACGCAGAACAATACATAAATGTTGATACACGGGATTGAGTTTAAGATTAATTGGGCTAAGTTTATTGTCGGGGCATCTTTTTTTGTGCCCTGCTTAGACACAGAATATGCAATTACCCAGGTCAAAAGAACGACAAAAAGATTACGTTACGCTATAGAAATACGTGTGGTTATCGAGCAGGGCATTCAAGGCTTGCGTGTTTGGCGTATAAAGTAGTATAATGGCTTTGGTGATTGATGGTTTCGATTACCCCTTTCTCGAAGTTATTATTGCCCCACCTCACCGGTGGGGTTTTTTTATCTGTAAAGCGCATCAAGTTCTGAGTAAAGTTTTTTATTAATATTAACCCCACCATGCAAGTTAGCTTTGGTTATATCTGAGTAATGTTTTTTAACTGAGTCAATTAAGTTATCAGGCAATATTGGATATGCAGGGTGAGCCTTGTTAAATTTACGTACTCTTTCAATAGCTTTTTCTAACATATCTGAATCTCCAGCTTTTATAGCTAAATAAAAACCATTAGAAATGTTTGCTCTGGTTAAATCAATTTGTACTGCAGCGTTCTTTTTACCAAAAGCTTTTTTCTGTGCTAATGCAATTTCTTCTGGTGTAAATCCCAACATTTGAGTAAGAGCTTGTGCAGGATTAACCTCATCGACTAGCGTTGCACCGGTTAAAGTTTTTGCTTCACCTTCAATTAAATAGCGTGTACCTACCATAACGTTTTTAATAGCTGATGGCATTATAGTTTCAACCGCACGTTCAGTATTTCCATCTTTATACTTATCAATAGCATCAGCTACTTTTAGTCCTACGCTTACTGTTGGCCCCATCAAACTAACTAATCTATTTGTAACAGATGTAACTTCATCATTACTTGGTCTAGCATCTGGGAACCACATACTACTTAAATTTGTGCTCATACGATCAGCAAAGTTTATTCCTGTTGCAGTAGATAAAACACCACGTTTTATAGCATGTCCTAACACCCCACCAAAAGTGTCATCACACCAGTTTTTAAACCAATTATCCACATCAAAATCTTCTTCGTCGTCATCATCCCCAAAAAGAGCTTGCATTGCTTTAGCTATGCCCACAAACAAAAACCACATAGGTAAACCCGTCATACCTGTAGTAACAAAAGTTGTCGCCATCATACCCATAAACTGTTGACGAGATTCTTTGCGCATTTGTTCTAATTCAGCTTTTTTCTTAGCTTTAAGTTCAACTTGCATATCTTTGGGAGAGTTTGCAATCTGACGTGCATACCTAGCCATTTCACCGTCAATACCACTTATCCAAGCTTTTTCAAATGTTCTCCATAGCAACACAGTCATATGCTGGGGATACTGTTTAAATTGCAAAATAATGTTTCTGTAGTTACCACGGAAGTAGCGAGGTTTATTACTAGTCTCGTAGTTAAACATTGTTTCTTGGACTAAGTTACGTGCGTCCATTACTGCAGCATCATAAGCATTTTCTTTAGTGTACCCTTTGCCCCCTTTAGCTACGGGTGTAAGGTACTTTCTATACGCCATATCAAAAGTAGCCATGAAAGTAGTTTCACGGTTGTATTTTTCTGCTGCATGAAATGGCAAACTTGCATAGTACATAATTTTCTGCGCACGTCCAGTATATTTATTTGACGACATTTCAGCCATTGCAGCGTTATCATGCGCTAAAGTTGTATCAATAGCATTTAGCCTAATTCCTGCATCGTATACATCAGCAAGACTTTTTCCTGCGGGTAAATCAATTTTATCTCCTACAGATGTGATACCGTCTAAATTGCTTCGGGCTAAGGATGGCAGTAAAGTCCATCTACCAGTCTTCTCATCTGTAAGCCTTTCTTTACCTTTTGCTGTAGCAAATAATAAACGGTTATATTTAGCTAACGATTGTGTTACATTAGCCATGCCATATTTAGGCGCAGCTGCGGGTATGTAAATACCAGGAATAGCCATGAAATTAACTATTGCTGAAGCAGGGGCTGTTAGATAATATAAAAACCCAGCCTGAGTTGCGTAAGTTGTTAACATACTTTGCTTAGGTGGTTCAAGCACCGCAGTTTTAAGGTTAAGTTCTAACTCTCGTACATAATCTCGCCATTTAATTTGCTCTTTTAAAGGCATAAATTTTAATGCGCCATTAGCTGCTTTAATGTCTGCAAACAATTTTGGTAAATGTTCAAACCTAGAACGTTGGTATGCTATACGCTGACGTGATTCATTAAACGCTCTAAACATATCACCACTTAAGCCGGGTACGTTTTTACGATGAATAAACATTTTTCTAATACTTTGTGATGGCATCATTTCTAGATACCATTGATTAAACCCATCAATTAAATTTTCACGTAAATCTTCTACTTTATCTACGGCATTTCCTACTTGTACTTTGTCTGTAGTCTTGTTAATTAATTCTTTTATTCCTTCTAACTGTAGCGCATCCGATAATTTAGTATTAAGGTCTGTGCTAAATGAGTTCCCCGCTGAAAGTTCACCTTCCGCTGCTTCCATTGCTTGTTCTTCACTCAATGCGCCATTAGCTGCCATTTTTTCTTTTGTTATGCGTTTAACTTCAGCTTCAATAGCCATGTCGCGTGAAGCCGCATCTTCAAATTGCATAAATATAATGTTGCCTTTAGTATGACCAATTTGTAACCAAAACTCACCAAAACGTTTAATTGGAAAATACGGTTTAATAATGTCAGCACTAATGTCGCCAAATCTTTTTTGAATACGTTCTTTAATTTCATCATTAGTTGCACCATCTGCTTTTAAACTTATTGCTAACCGTTTTAATACTATGGTTATATACTCGTTCATTCGTTTTTCGTAAAACTTACGGACTTCACGATAAATTTCTATTGCCTCGGCACCGTTAGGGTCTGCCATAACTGCATCCCAAGCAGCTTGCGCCTGTTTACCCGCTTTTGATTTTTTTAATTCATTAGCATCATGCCCTTGGCCTTGCGGATCAGGATCAACTTTAGCAAAAGTTGCTTCAATCATAAGCATGTCAAGCATACGGGCTAGTTTAGGGTGCTTAACCGATAAATTTTGCCATAAAGAAACAGCTTTTTCGCTTTCAGTAAGAATTTTATTGCGTGTATTTAACATCGCATCTTTTTCATTTCTGTACGCTTTGAATTGTGGTAATGCTTCGCCCACCATATCGGTAAGTTGGTCTAGTGTAAACAGCCCAAGGTAGTGTTTTCTAAGTTGATCAGGAAGACTACGCAACAATTTAATTAAATTTTTCTTGTTTAAATTTTTCCATGTCACACGACCTGCAATTGCATTGTTAATAATGGCGTTGCCAAAGTTTTCTTTATTATTTACTTTAGTTGTTGCTATAGGCTTAGGTGTTTTAGGCGCATTTTTTCTTGGCCTACCCATTGGAGATATGCTTAAACTTGGGCCGGATTTGTTAGCGGAAAACAATACTTCGGTATTAGCAAGGGTATAAAACAAAACGTTTTTAGTACCCATTAACTTACCAACAATTTGCATGAATCTAGACCAAATTGTTTTTGGTCCTTCCATTTCGTACTTTAATGTTTTAAGAAAATTTTGAAAATCTTTATTAGAAAATGCTTCCGCTATAAATTCAGAAACGTCTGTAAACCCATACTCTGAACCATCTTTACTACGTTCTTTAGCATAGTTAAACAATGCAGTTAGCTCGTCTAATGCGTAAATTTGTTCTTTAGTTAACTCGTTTCTGTGGGTTAATGCCCACTGCGTAGCCGCATGGAGTATTTCGTGTAATAGATTATGGTTAGTTGTGGTGCCAAAATAATAAGGTATTTTAGTACTAATGTTAATTGAGTCTACGCTACCACCGATATAAAATGCAGGATTTTTTCTGCCATCGTATACACTAGCTGCTTCTGTGTATTTATCAATAACTGAACTTAAAACTAGCTCCATTCCCGCAAAGTTTACGCCTGATTTTTGTAAAAATTTATACGCCTCGGCAGTTTCTAGTATAGGGTTAGCCATAAGACTTTGATCTATAAAAAGTGCAGCGTTAGGGTAAACACTTTTTACATAGTTTTCTAGAGCAATACGTTCTATGTCAACTTGGGCAACAAATTTGTCAAGAATAACTTTTTGGTTGTCAAAAAATATTTGGGTGTTTAAATTCAACTCGAGTAAACGTTGCGCTAAACTACGTGTGTACCCAGAGCTTGTTTTAAATAAAGCGTTAAGCACGCCCTTTATATCGTTGTTTTTAATTGCCTCATATACCGTAGGGTGTATGTCGCCGGAAACATCCGAAGTTACACCAACTCTATTAATAGTATTATCAGGGTTTAGTTTTTTTGCTTGTTTAATTAAATCGTCAATGCCTTTTTGTATACGACCACGTGCATCTGGATCGTCAACGCTTTCTAGTTGATTTTTTAATTCTTTAATTTGAGACAATACTTCATTAAAAGCTTTTTCTTTAGCTTTATCCGCAGCAGATTTTTTATCTTTTTTCTTGTTCTCAACTACAACTTCTTTGTACGCAGCTGGATGGTCTTGTGGTAGCTCTTGTTTAGCCTCGGCTGTTTTTGTGCGTAAAGCGTTTACTGTATCAGTATCTGAACCATCTTCTTTAGCTTTTACCCAATCATTAAAAGCAGCATGATATTTTTGTACTGCTGGGTTATCCTGCAATTCTTGCGGTAACTCATTAATATTAGGTGTTTTTTGAACGAGTCTAAGTTTTTGTTCTTCCTCAGACATTTCAGGCGCAATTTTTGTTTTTTCTACTTCTTTAACAAGTGCTTCTTGTACTTTATTCTGCTCTTCAGTAGACACTTCGTAGTCATTACGGTACTCGTCCATAAGCTCTTCGATAGCAGTTTCTTTTGCCTCTTCAAGCTGTTCACGGATAATATCTAGCACATCGTATGCATCTACTTCTCTATCACTAAGGGCTTCACGGATATCCGATACATCGTCTAGCGTTCCGTCTTTTTCTAGTTTATTTGTAAATGCACGTAGTTGGGCTTTAGTCTCGGTACGGTCTTCATCTTCAATTCGTTGCAATGCTTTGCCGACATCTGACTCGCTTAGTTCAGCTTCAGCCTTTTCCCTAAACTCATTTTCACGCTCTTCTTCTAACTCTTCTTCAGTTTTTGGGGTAGTTGAAACTTCTTTAATTTTTTCTTTTGGTTTATACCCAATAGCCTGTTTAATTTGGTGTAATGCCTCAGCATTACTTACATCCATGTCGATGTTTAGCCCTAATTTATACGCAATTGCATTTATCTGTGCTCGAGATGGTTTAATTGTGCGATCTACTATACTGTCAATAAATTCAGTTGCTTTTTCTTTTGCTTGATTAAGTTCTTTTTCTTCTTTAACCCCTTTTTCGGTAAGGTAATCATGGATCTTAAACATGACATTATTTTTAATACCGCCTTTAGTTAATGCTTCTAATTGCCCAATAATTGCTTCTCGGGTCAATCCTCTTTCTAGCCCATCATCAATAGTTTTAAGTATCATTTTCCTTAGAAGAACTGCATCTTCATAAGGTATTTCCTCGTTTTTAGCGTTTTCTCTTGCCGGCCCTTCTGGCAAACCAATTTGATCAAAAAGAGGATGGCCGATTTCAGGACTATAGTCAACTCCTTCTAGTCTGCTTTTAGCTTTAGGTTCACGCACCATGTAGTCGCCAGCTTTTCTAAAGCCATTGCGTCCATACCAAGCTTTTAATTGTTCTTGGGTTAACCCACCTGATGCCGCAGGACTTAATGCTAAGCGTTTATCGTTTGTATCTGCCCATTCAATAATAGCGTCTAAAAGTTTTCGTCCGTAACCTTTACCTTGCAAGTCTGGCTGAACTTCAAAACCTGTTATAAATGTAGCATCACCAACTTCATCATGCACATCAGTATCGGGTTCAGTCTGTCTAAACCCAGCAAAAGCAGGCATTAAATCGTTATTTGTAGCACCTCGTATAAAAGCACCTTTATCGCTTACTATTGGAGCTTTTTCTGTTTTAGTTGTTTCTTGAGTTACTTTGCTTTCACCTACCACCCTTTTTAAATCTAACGCTGAAATAAATTTTAGCCATAAGGAATCGTCTTTTTTTTCATCTCCAGTAAGGTATGGTTTAAGATATTCTTTTACTGCTTCGCTATACCTACGAAACGCCATAGTAGCATTACGTTTAGTTGAGCCGTAGTTCCACCCACTAGCTTTTTTATCTGCTGCAGAAACTTTTTCAGATAGTTCAAACAATTTTTTAGGTGCGTTAGCTACTAACGTATCAATGTCTGGCGTTGTTGGTTGTGCTGTTGTAGTAGCCTCGGTAGTATTACCGGCAGAAGTTTCTTCTTTTTTTGGGAATTTAAGCTGTTTAAGCTGAATAAGTAAAGAATCAAGTTCGTTACTATAGTTATTTTTTTGTTCTTCTAATGCGTTTATTTCATTTTCGTATTTATGGGCGTTTCCTTCCATAATACCTTTGTGCCGTAATTCGTCAATTTGATTTTTTGTAGCATAATAAACTTTTTCAATTTTATCATACTTATTATCAAGTTCAATTTTTGCATCAAAATATTTTTCTTGTTGGAGTTGCTCTTCAGTTGCTTTAGGCGGTCCGGCCTCAGTAGTATTACCGGCAGAAGTTTCTTCTGTTTTAGGTGTTTCTTGAGTTGAACTTGTTATTTTTCCTGCTCTTTTATTTTGCCTAATTTTAAAACCTTCATAAAAAAGGTCTCCTTCAGCTTCTATTTTTTTTCTTTGTTCCTTTAATTTTTTTTCTTCTTCTGACCCTACTTCTACTTTTTTAAGTTTTGTTAAAACAGTTTTTAATCTTGCAACAAACTTTTTTTGCATTTCAAAATCTTCTTCGGCTGTTGGCTCAACAGCTTCAGTTGTTCCGGCTTCGGTAGTATCATTAAGAAGTGTTTTTTGCTTTATAAGCGTATATAATGTTTTAAGACCATTAAGTAATTCACGGCGTCTAATACCTACAGGTTTAAATTTGTTATCTTCATTACGAAGAATAGCTAATTCTTCGGTATATTTTTTTCTAATTTCAATTAATTCTTCATATGATTTTTGACTTAATTCTTTTTCGGTAAAAATTTGAGTTTGTGTTGGTTTGGCCTCGGTAGTATTACCGATGGGAGCCTGCTCAGACTGATTGTATTCTTGGTACGCATTGTTTGTTGCATTACGCTGGTCTTCGATATCTTTTAATCTAGCGGCTTCTTGCTCTTCTTGGGTATCATTCTTAGCTCTGCCTTCGTATTCCCGCACTAACTGATTAAACTTATCAATAGCCGCGTCAGCTACTGCTGGGTCTTTAACACCTTGCTCATTTAAAGTATCAATTAAGTTTGTAAGTGCAGAATCAAAAGCTTGTTCAGGGCTTTCATACTGATTCATTTGCTCAATAGCTTGAGCAAAGTTTCCTTGTGCATATACTTCTACAGTTTTAATTAATTCTTGGCGTTTTTTGTCGGCTTCTGCTAATGCACTAGACTCATCATTTTCTCGATTTCCAGTTCCTGCAGGAATTGATCCAGTTGCAGCCATGTCTGTAGCGGTATTTTTTCCAGCCCCTGTGGTGGGGACTGATCCTGTCTGGTCTTGAGATACAGGAACGCTTGGCTGATTTGTTCCGACGTTAGTGCTAGTGTTATCTCCTGAGACATTTTGTTGGTTTTCCTGTTTAGGCGGGGTGGTTAAAATATTTTCAATAAAAGCATCTAGTTCAGCATCACCAACAACAATATTTTTTTCTTGTAAATCTTCTTTAGCAATATTTTTAATATTTTCTTTAACAACTTCTTGACTAGCTGGATCAAGCCGGTTTACTTCTTGTTTAGCTTTATACGCAGTTCTCGCCCCAAGCCCCGCACCCATACCAAACCCAGCAAGTCCTTCAAGTACAGCATTACTAATAACCCCACGCATTAATGGAGTATCAATACCTTCCCGTTGTAATGCAAGATTCCCTGCAACTTGTTCTTGCCCAGCTTGTAATGATTCAGTACCAAACTCTGTTAAACCCTCTTTAGAAGCATATTTTCTAATACCTTGCTTTGCAATTTTTTTAGTTTCTTCCGCAGCTTTTTCTTTAGCTGTTTTTTGAATAATGTTTTTAGATAAGACCTTAGCAATTGCTGGCTCAATACCTGTACTAGCCCCAAGCGTACCAATAGCCGCACCGGTTAAAATCATGTCTAGGTTTTTGCCGCCGTAATCTTGAGCTAATTTTGCTCTTGCCTCAACTTGATCTTTAGGCATGTCAGTTTTACTAAGCTCTTCTTTAACGGCATCATAGATACCACCTTTAATAGTACCTGCACCCATAGCAGCGCCAATACCCGCCCCAACTGCACCCACAGCTAAAGCAGGTGCGCCACCAATAGTCGCAACTAACCCGCCAAGAATAGCTGGTGCTGATGTACCAAATGCATTTACAAGGGTATCAACAGGGGCTACGCTTAAAGCTTTAACACCAGCAATAACCTGATCAAGAACACCTTTATCTTCGGCGTCTTTCATAATGCGTGCTATTTCTTTAGAATCTTGTTTAGACTGCGCACTCATTAAACCAGCAAGGTAGTCTTCCCCACCTTTTAATGTTTTGCTTGTTTCGCTACCAGCGCCAAATGCATCAGCAATCATACGCACACCACTAACCACGCCTTTACCAAGTTGTAAAGGAACGTCGGCTATCTGTCTAAGCGTAGAAAAGCTTTCTGTTTCTGGTGTAGGTTCAGGTTTAGCATCAAACTGATCAAAAAAATTACCAGTAACTTTGCTTTCTTTTGCCGGAGCTGGATCAAACTGATCAAAGAAATTTGGCATCGTTTATTTTAAATAGTCAGCGGCTTTTAAGCCAGGATATTTTGTTTCAAATTGTTTTGCTAAAGTAGGATCTTTCTTTAAAGCATCAATAGCAGCTTGTGGTACTCCACCTGTTGGCGCTGTTTCTTGTTTTGGTATAAGCCCCGCAGCTTCCCTATACTCGTTAATTTTAGTTTCCCGCATTTTTTTAGCTCTTGCTTGATCCTCGGGATTTTTACTGCCAAGAAGTTCCATATACTTAAGCCCTTCTGCCCCACTATTTAAAGCAGTATCCGCTTTACTTATTGCCTCAAGATCCAATCTTGATCTTTCAATACCAAGTTTTTCGTCTTTATTCATAGCATTTTTTTCTAAATAAGCATATGCAGCTGCTGGTGTCATATTGTTTTCTTTAGCATACTGCAAAATCATATTTTGCCCAAATATTTCTTTAACCCTAGATGCAGCTGCGTTAATTTGAGCAGTTTGAAGATGCGTTTTGTTAGTTGCAGCATTGTTTCTTTCGCTTGACTCATTATTCATCTTAGTTGTTGTAAGTTGATTAGCCAATGTAGCGTTTTTATCCATTGCTTCTGCTTTAGCTTTAGCTGCATTAGCATAGTGTGTTTGAGCTGCAGTCATATCGCCTCTAGCTTCAGCACGCTGACCTTTTTGCATTTCAGCAGCTTCTTTAGCTAGGCTAACATCTAAGTCTTCATAAGTTTTTTGAATTTCAGCTTGACCTGTCATATAGTTTTTACCGCCCTGTATAGCACCAGCTGCAATTCCACCAGGGGTACTAGCAAAATCTAACCATGCTTTAGCTTCATTCATTTTTTCTGCTCGGCGTTGTTTATCTGCTAACCCAGCACTACGTTCTTTGTTTTTGTTTTGATATGCTATTTCTTCAGGAGAAAGGTTTTTCTGTGTATTAGCTAATGCAGATCCGAGTAACGCTTGTTGTGTTGCCATAGCTTCTTCAGGCGTTGAATATCCTTTAGCTCTTTCTTCTGCAGCTGCTATTAATCCATACGGGTCTTCTTTAACTTCAGTACCTGCAGCAAACCGAGGGATAATTCCACCTTCAGCCATGTTCATGCCTAAGTCACCAGTATTGCCAGCGGCAACGCCAGACATGTTTTGCCCCATTTGATCTTCAGCTTGTCTACTTGCAATCATCTGCTTAATGCCCGGACTCTGTGTTTGTTGCATCAGTTTAGGTAATTCTTTTTGGCTTGGTGATGCATACGCATCTGATTGTGCAATGTCATCAATCTTATCCTCGAGCCCAACTAATACGCCTGATTTGTATCCGGGAATAACATCTGCAATACCGCCCTTAGCCATAGCCTTAATCGTGCCACCTTCTTTTTTGCCTGTGTATGCGTTGTATGCACCGAGTAACCCAGCAGCTTGTTGCGCAACCGGTGCTTGAGCCTGGTATGATTGGACGGCTGTAGACTGCATAGGCAAACCACGTAACATATTAGACATTAAACCTAATTGCATCATTGGGTACTGCTGAGCCGTACCGTAGTCTTGAACGGCTTGGTTAATCTTGCTTTGTTCTAAAGCCTGCTGCTGACCCCCCATCTGGTTCTGCATATTAATAATGCCTTGTTGAGCCCCAAGTTCTTGCCCACCAATACCAGCTAATGCGTTAGCACCTTGAATACCTGCTTGAGCGCCTTGCAATCCTAGCTGAGCCCCGGTATTCATTTGATTTTGTGCGTTATTAAATGCAGTGTTGTAACCTTGACCAATTGCTTGGTTCATTGCCATATTCTTGTTGCGTTGATTTTCAGCCGCCATAATAGCGTCTCTACTACCACCAAACGCACCGGCTTGTGTAGCTTGCCCAGCTTGTTGGGCTCCAGTAATACCATACTGGCGTTGCATTTCTTCTAACTGCGGCTGTAAACTATTTTGTAAGTATGGGTTCATATAGGCACCAACCGCATTAGGGTTAGTTGCCATGTTTTGGAAGTTCCGTCCTGCGCCCAACGCCTGCATTGTACCTAGACCAGCCGCTCCTGTAGCCGCTCCATATTGCCCCGGAGTTTCAAGATTAGCTGCACCAGATTGTGCTTGTTGTTGCATTGGGCTAAACCCCGCATAATAATCAGACGGGTTAGAACTATAAGGCGTATAAGGTTTAAATCCAGTTATTTCTGTATTGCCATCTGCCCCAGGAGCAGTATTAAATAATTGGTTTTGTGTAGCGTTAAGCATGTTTTGTACATAAGGCTTAGCGTACTCAGGTACATTCGTTTGATATGATGTAGCCGTTGTTGGAGCCGGTGTTCCACCTTTACCCCCACCTTCTAAGGTCGCCGGCGCATTGCTAAATAGCTTTTTTGTAAACGCCCGTTCAGGCAACATTGACTCTAAATCGTATCTCATTTTTTAAACTCCCTAATCCATCTACAATCGGCTTTATCCATATGTAGGACTACTAAATCGCCGTCATCTTCATGCATACCGTTAAACCTTAAAGCTTCTTTAAAACCAAGCTTTTGATCGTACTCCATAGCTTTAATATTCTTACTATTTACTATGCCGAATACTTTTTCTAAACCGCAATAGTTAAATGGAAAATCAAACGCACTAAACAATAACGCTCTAGGGGTATACCCCCCTTTAAGATTAACCATGTGTATTTGACATGTCTTACCTATAAACGCTGTGTAGCCAACAACCCATTCAATTTTATTATTTGCATCGACCCAAAACAACGCTTGTAAATCACCACAAGGTTGAACACCAATCTCTTTAAGCAAAATATTAGCCGCAACTTGTTTAGCGTCTAATGATTGCGCAAACTGTAACATTTAGGTAGGTAAAAACTTATTAGGGTTGATTTGTTTACCCTGCGCTTTACGACCAGTTCTTGCTTTACGAATCTTATCCATCATGCTATATAGTTTTTTAGCACCAGCTTCAGTCGAACCATTACCTAAATGACTAACTACATCAGCTGGCACCACAAATTCGCCGTCGGCTAAACGTGCAGGTTGATGCTTTCCAATCTGTGCAGGTATATTGTCGCTCATCCCATCGCCGGGCCCCTTAAGCAAGCGTCCACCATCTGAATAAGAACCTAGTGTTGCAATACCACCTGATGCTCCAGTATCAGAAAAGTCACCACCTAGTTTTTCTATTCCTGTCTTAGGTAAGTTACCTGTTTTAACATTCGATCTTTTTGCTATCTGCTTGTACCCAGCTTGAGCTGCGTTCCAACTTGGTAAGCCTTTAGTTGTTAAATTAGTATCGTGGTAAATGCCCGTGTCAGGAATACCCGCAGATGAAGATAGGTGCCCACCAGAAGCCATTTTCATAGACCCAGTATATGTATCAGTCATTGTATCGGTAGGCGAAATTATGCTACTACTAGTTGGAATACTTGTTGCGCTTTGAAATTGATTATACCCAGACGCATTGTTTAGTCCAGATTGTTGAAATGAAGAGTTGTTATTAGCAGCGTTCTCGTTAGACATTTGCTCAACTGGGCCTTGTGTACTAGGATCGGCTAACCCACCCTCTGCCATTGTTTTTGGCGCATATGGATTTTGAGAGTAGTCTTGGTACTGTGCTTTATAGTATGGGTTTGGCTGTTCCGGAACATACCCTTTAAAGTCTTTTGACAACCTAGCAAACCCCATTGGGTTACTGTCGGTAGACCCTAGTTGAGGTACACCTTGTTGTGGTGTTAAAGCATTAGCAATACTGTAACCAGCAGCAGGTAATGTTCCTTGTGGCATTGCAGCCATAGCTGCACTACGTCCTTGAGAATTACCAAGTTCGCTTAAACCCCGTTGAGCATTGGAAAAAGATGGCTCAGTAACCGCTGCTGTTCTAGCTGTTGCATTACCACCTTCTTCAATTGCTTGTTGCTTAATTGCGTCTAAAGCTGTTTGATCTGTTATGCCTTGTGTAGCAGCTTGTTGTGCAGCTTGTTGACCAGCAGTATCTGCTGCTGTTTGTGCTGCGGTTTGAGTTGCTGTATCTGCTACTGCGCTTGCGCCTGCCCCAGCTAGTCCCACCCCTAGTCCTGCACCGCCGTAAGCCCCAAGTCCCGCCATTAAACCTGCGTTTAAATCATGTTTAGCTACACCATAGCCAAGCCCAGTAATACCTGCGGCCATTAACGGAGATAACGCCCCACCCGTAGCAATAGTTAAACCAGCTCCAATAACCATAGGTAAAATAGAATCAAGGAACCCGGCTTCGGGTAAACCTGTATGAGGATTGATAGTTAGAGAACCACCATGCGCCTTAGCTACTTGTTGAAGCCCACGCAATTCATTGGATGACATGTGCACAAGCTGGTCATCTGGACCACGCCCATGTTGTTTTAAGTATTCTGCCGTATGCGACAAACTCATATCATACCTCTCTTAATTTACCATATATTAACATTTAAACTGTTGTTCCACTAGCATTTTTACCCTATTTGTACCCAAGCATAAGCATTGGAAGAGTTTTTAAGACACACATAAAGATGGTTTGCAACCCCGCTACCATTTTGCAAGGTTAACATATTTCCTTCATATACTGCACTAGCTGTTGGTAATGAAGCTACTAAGTTTGAACCTAAATTTGATACTTTTGTAATAGTTCCACAATTAATAAATTTAAAACTTGCCAATAATGTTGCACTTACATACTGCTCAAGCAAATACGTTGGAGTTGTATTTTGATAATAATTACATATAACACCACTTGCACTTGTATCAAAAATTAATGTGTAGTAAGGAGCAGTTGTGCTTAAATTAGTAATATTTACATCAGACAAATTAATGTTTGCACTACCTAAATTAATTCCATAATTGCATTTAGAAGTTTCTACATCTATTAAAGTAATATTTTGTGCATTTAAAATAGCATTAAATTTCAAAGCAGTTGTTGTAATAGGTGAACTTGCGTTTATAGTTTCTATTACAAAACCATTAACTAAACCAAAAGGATCGCTAATAAAACATACACCATCAGTAGTAATGTTTGTATAAACACTTCCAGCCTGAGACATATAAATTGCCCAAGCAGTATTTGTTATTCCTGTTGCTTCGCAATGATCAAACTCGTTGTATGCACCACCATTTGAATAAAATCCATATTGAGTTACATTTCCTGTTACTAAAATATTAACAAACCTATTACTATAAACAGTATTTCCAGCTCCAGAATTTATGTAAACACCAGAAGTAGCATCTTGAATCCAAATATTTTCAAAAACCATTCTTGTAATTGGATAAATCGCAGTTGATACTAATTGAATACCCTTACAAGTGCTATTGCAATTTATTTTAAGATTGAATATTCCACCACCTAAAATTACAAAAGCAGTTGAATCAACATTAAACGCCGGTACCTCAGTAACAGAAACTAAATTAATAATAGTTGTAGAAAATGATTGACCAATTATAGAAATTGCTTTTGTTATGCTTAATGATGACGTTATCTTAAAAGTTCCTACAGGAAAATAAACTGTAGCAGATGTTCCATTCGTTAAAGTTTGAGCATAATTAATTGCCGCTTGAATAGCCGCTGTATCATCAGTAACACCGTCACCTTTAGCCCCATAATTTTTAACTGAAATTATTCCTAAATTATTTTGATTTTGCAATATCCCAAAGATTGCATTATCCACAGTATTAAAATACAACCCCAATACTTGCTCGAGCTGATCCATAAATAGCTTGTTGTATTCAAGCGGTGGGGCTGGTAGCCTTGGATTTTTAGTATTTATAATTGTCATTATCGTTTACCGTCAGGTCTAACTTCCATCCTAGGAACACCTAGCTGCCACTGCGTTCCTACATCGTTTGAAGTTACTAAAAATGACATTTGGCGCCCACGAATCCTGCAGTACGCATATTGAGTAAATTGCTGAACATCGTACGTACTTTGCCCTACATAGTTTTGTCCACTAGTCACAACCGGTAAATCAGCTGAGCCATAAAGAGCCCCTGGATTTTGCCTAGGGAGTGCAGTAAAAGTAACTTTTGGGTTGTTAACAGTAGACCCGTTAAAGCTAATATCAGGAATAATTCTCCATACAAACCCAAAGTTATGCCCATCGCCAATGTCAAAATCAGACGATTGAATAAACGCATCTAACGCAACCGGTGGATTTGCTGTGCCGTTGTCGACACCGCTTTCATGGTAAATAATCCCTGATTGAACTACACCAATATCCGTTACTGTTACACCTGTAGGATGAACTGAAGCTGTTGTGCCATACGCACCTCTTGAGCATCCTGTTAAGGTCGTACTTGTAGACCCAGTATAAATAATACGCTCGGCTTCAATCTCCACTACACCAGCCGTAGGAAAGTCTCCTTTGCTTGCTATATTAATTGTAGAATCTGTTAGCCCAATTGCTTGTGTAACTGTTGTAACAGGTGCATATCCTGCTGATGTTGGAAAGCCTCTAAGTGGTGTGTCAGACCAAGCCGTTCTAGTTAAATTACCGTAATACCAAGTTTGTTCTAAATGATTATAAATTACATACTTATCAATCACGCTTGAGTTTGCTGAACAATAAAACCACCAAATCTCGCTAAATCCTTCGTTAATGCCCGAAAAAAATTGGTAAGATTGACTTTGATTAATGTCTTGAAATACATATTCTCTTAACGTACATGGTAGTGTTTGAACTTGTCCAGAGTACATAAAAAATTTATCTTTGCCCATCCAGTAAGTAACGTTGTTAACCGCCGCTGCAACGTTAGGGCCCATAATTGAAATGTTGTCACCAAGAATATTAAAACCCCATACATACGGTGCGCCTAAGTATTGCATAGAATATATTGCAATATCAGTAAATACTACAATTTCTTGTCTAGTTTGCACCGCCGATATAATCTGTGAGCCACGGCTTAATGTATAGCTACCTGCTTGGTTAGTTATAGCAGGGTACCATGTAGTAATATTTTGTTGATCCGACCAACTAATTAACATTGGATTTTGAACCCCATTACCTAGTGTATCTGTACCAAATGCAATAACAAACCGACTAGCATCTGAAACCATAACAAAATTACAAATAGTAGGGCATGCAGCTGTACCAGCATCTGTTCTCCAATACGCAACAGTATTTTGAGTGTTTGTATTAGTTGGAGATAAAACTTGTCCTACGTTATATACGTTAGGGTTTGTATCTACAACCCAGTAATAAATAGGCCCACCACGAGGGTTAAATACTAAATTTTGCCCGTAGTTTGCTTGGCTCCACAAACGCAACTGAGACCCAATACCCAACCCAGCGGGAGCGGAAATACCCCATCCTGTATTAGAATACCCGGTATTAACTCCACCCCATCCCCCAGCACCCCATCCAGCATTTTGTGTGTAAAATGCACTACCTGTTGTAATTTGATATGTCGCAATTGTAGAACCGCCACCATTTCCAGTATCGCTTGAATTGGCTGTAACTGAAACTGTAATTGAATACTGTGTTCCAGAAATGTATGTAATTTGATACCCTTGAGCCTGATTTAAAATTGCCGCAGTAACATTACCACCTAGCGATGTGGCACTTGTAAATGTTACAAAGTCCCCAGATTGCGCACCATGTCCAGTTTGAGTAACAGTAATGACAGAAAAACCATTGACCGCTGCAAATGTTGCTGCACCAGCTGAAGATACAACACGGATAGGTGTAACATCATAAATAACTCCTCCGGTACCTTGCTGAATATAAAACTTTTGGTTAGTACCAATACCTAAAAAGTTATACCCGTTAAGCGCTATCCAATTTTTTAATGACCTAGCAACACCAACATATGCATTACCTGTACTTACTGTGCCACTATCTAGTGTCCACCCACCAAGTTTTTCTACTTGCCCAGAACGAAACCTAATTTTGTCGCAAGCATACCAGCCACCCTCATTAGCAAGGGTAGTACCTTCTCTATTTACGCCCGGTCTAAATTGTAGTTTCTGTAATGACATATTAAACGTAAGCCCTTGTCCCTGTTTTGTCGATGATTAATGCTTGCTTGCGTGGTTTACCATCAGGGCTATTAGGGATAGAAATATGTGTCCAACTATCAAACTCACGAATGATTTGATCATATTCAAGTCCTGAAGCAATTATTGCTTGGACTACTTCATCAGGTTTCATACCTGGTACACGGATATCAGCCGCACAGCCAACCCTATGTTGAGAACTGTCTTTTGACCCAACCGCATCATTTACTTGCTTGGATCGGAACGCTGAGTTAATCATAATTGGTTTACCACGAAGCACAATCTTTACTCGCTCAAGAAACTCAGCTAAACGTTGTAGGTTTGCAAGTTCTGATTCATTAGGTGTGTTATCAAACTGACGATGGTCAGTATGCGTAAGTTCTTCTAACGTAAAGTGTTCAGTTAAGTTCATTGTGGTGTACTCCTATGTAACATTTCAGTTTGTTTTTCAGAATGAGCGGAACTGCCAAAGTAAAAATTTAAAACTAACAACAAAGAAGCATCTAAAGTTCCTAATATCCTAGCAACTAATTCACGCATTTCTTGAGCAATCACATGAGTTAATAAAAAATATTGTATTAGTACCCAAGCCGTAACTACTAAAACAGACAACAACGCAGGTACAAACGACTTTGTTGACATCTGCATTTCACGAGCTGACTTGCGGTCATCTACTGCTAATTTTTCAAAATCAAGACCTAACTCCTGTGCCTTGGCTTGTAAATTTATTTCGGCTTGTTTAAGAGAAACCATCTGTTCAGCAGATAACTTACCTGTTTCAATGGTCTTTTGAACGTCTTTTTCGTCTATACCTAAAGCCTTAGATATAGCAGTCACCGCAAGACCCGCTAGTGGTCCACCAAGCGCAGTTGCTATACCGGGGGCTATTTGAGTAAGCCATTCCATTATTGTTTTCCTTCTTCAAAAATATTTACAAATACAGTATTATCTTCTAGCGCTTCAATTGAGTGCCATTCATCCGCAGGTAAATTTAAAGGCTGGCTATTTTTGTCAATTGTATAACTACGACCTTCTAAACTTACTAAACAAGATCCACTATGGCAAACTGTTGCGTGTGAATATAAATGTTGGTGTTTTGGCAACCCTTCTCCCACATTTGCATGGAAAACATTAACCTGAGCAGATGCATAAGTAAAAGAATGGGCAGGCGCAATATTAACCATTATGCAGTTTGTAGACCAGTTGAAATAGGTTGTTTAATTAATGAAGTTTGAGGTGGTGGTAAAGGTGGAGTCCACGCATTCCAAACAGCTACACAAGCATTAGCCCAGTCAGGCAATATTGTAATTATTTCATTTGGTGGTTTTGGTACACCATCAAACTCAATTTCACCTTCTGTTTCATACCACTGCAAAGCGTGAATATCTTGTGGTATTCCGCAAGTAGATAAATCTAAAGGACGGTGTGAACTATCCCCATCTACTGATACAAAAGAATCGCTAGGAATAATTGTTAATTTCATTTGTCATTCTCCAAAATTAAAGTGTGCATTTGTTGCGGTATGTTTGCAGCGGCTAATAATACTTTTTGACTCGTTTCATTAGATTTAACCATTTCATTTCTAAAACTTTCAACAGCAGCGGCTGTACTATGTTGTTGCCTTGCGTTTTCAATTAACATCATTGGCATCATAGACATAGCGCACCCCCAATCTTTTAATGGTTCACCTGTATTTGGATGGGTACCGTGAATTTCAATAAACCAAGCACAATCAAGTTGTTTGCAAGGGGCAAAATTATTTAATGGGCAATTATTTTTAGGCTCAAGTTTCATAAATAACCTTAGTTTTTAGTGCATAAAATATGGTTTTGATATAACACATTTAAAGTTATAGCAGATGATGTTGCAGAACCTGAAAGAGAGTGAGTGTGTGAACCCCCGCCACCTTGTGCATCAGTATTACCGCTATATGTACTAGTCGCATTACTTATATATTGAACCCCAGTACCTGCCCCGCAAGTACTACCCCCATTTAAAACTATAGTGTGAGAGTGCGAAGGTATTTGAGAAGTTGAAAGAGTTGTTGCTCCTACAGATAAACCTGATGTGGTAATTGTTGGAGTTTGATTAGCAAATACAGTGCTAAAAGCAGTTGTACCCCCTGTTGTACCCCCTACACCACTTACAATACGCATAGCGTAATCATTCATTGCTGTTACTTGTGTCCATCCAGTTGGGGCTGCGGATTGATAAAAGTTAGTAACTGATCCTGATGGTATTGATACAGGGCTTGCTGCTACTGCCGTTGCTACATAAGCAGTTGTTGCTACTTTTGTGCTATTATCTCCAGCCGTTTGGGTAGTTGCTGTTACGCTGCTTGCAATTGTTCCACCAGACAAAAGATTAGTAGCATTTGTAGCATTTGCAATTATAGTTTCCGCGTTATAAAAGTTTGTACCATCACCATAAATAATCATGCTATTGCCGTTTGTAACAGTAACTCCAGTGCCTGTAGCGTATTTAATCTGGATACTTTGTCCACCAGTAGTAGAGTTTTTAATGATGTATACTTTACTTGCTGATGCTGGAGCAATGACGTTGCGTGTAGCCGTTAAACTTCCGGAACTTGTTACCACTAACACAGCACTTCTAGCTTGGTCTACTGAGCCGTTATTTGCAGTTAAAGTAATGTCAGCATCGGTTGGAAAATTTACTGCTGGGTATGTGCCACTAATGTATGGCCCGCCTGATACGCCAGCAACGGCTTGTTCTAAAATTGAACCTAAAGTGGTATTAGTCGTGTTGCCCCAAGTACCAGCTTGATCTCCTGTACCGATAAGTTCAGTTCGTAAATTTGTTGAGTAAGTAGATGCCATTTTTTATCCTTATTGACTATTATTTATAGGTGACCATACTGTAGATACGTTATTGTTTATTGGGCTCCAAGTTACAGATTGGTTATTGTTAATAGTCACCCACCCGCTTGTAGTATTAATATCCGATAATACCAAATTTTCAACAATATTAACAGCATAATCTATTCCTGTAACACCGATACGTATATCAAATACAGAAATATTTTCTGTTACAGATGCAGTATAAGATGCACTAGTCGATGCAGTTGCGATATCAGCTAAACTAATGTTTTCAACTACATTCTGTGAAGAACCAGCGCTAATAGTTTGAGAATTAGCAGGGGCAAAGTTTTCAACAGGGCTAATCTTATACGCAGAAACTATTATTTGACTATCTGCTAACCCAGTATTTTCATTTACAGGAATACTAAAAACAGACGCAATAATTTGAGAATCAGCGGAACCAAAATTTTCAGTAACACTTGCAGTAAAGTAACCGCCAGCATATGCATTTGAAGTTTCAGCCGCCCCAATATTCTCTACTACTGCACCAGAATAAGTGACATTAATAGTTTGAGAATTGGCAGAACCAATATTTTCAGTTACAGAACCTGAGTATGTAACATTTATTGTTTGACTATCAGCAGAACCTAGGTTTTCAGTTACAGAACCTGAGTATGTAACATTTATTGTTTGACTATCTGCAGAACCAATATTTTCTGTTGTAGAACGTGAATAAGTAGATGTAACAGTTTGAGAATCTGCTAGACCTGTGTTTTCAGTTATAGAACCTGAGTATGTAACATTTATTGTTTGAGAATCAGCGGAACCTATGTTTTCTACTACTGCACTAGAATAAGTAACATTAATAGTTTGAGAGTCAGCGGAACCAATATTTTCAGTTACAGAACTTAGATATGCTGGGCTAATAGTTTGACTATCTGCTAAACCGGTGTTTTCAGTTACGGCGCCAGAATACGTTACACTAACAATTTGACTATCTGTTGAGCCAACGTTTTCAGACGCAAACCGTGAAGAACCGGCACTTATTGTTTGAGAATCAGCAGAACCTATGTTTTCAGTTACAGAAATTCCATAAGTAGCTCCAATAGTCTGACTGTCCGCTACACCAACATTTTCAGTTACAGCGCCAGAATTAGCCGAATTATTAACCGCAGTTGCGGTATCATCTAAACCAATGTTTTCAGCTCTACTAACTGAATAAGTTGTAATAACAGTTTGACTATCAGCTGAATTAATATTTTCCGCAATTGAAATACTAAAAACAGATGCGATAGTTTGAATATCTGCCGAACCAATATTTTCAGTTACAGGAAGGGAATAAGCACTATTATTATACCCACTACCCCAAGTATCACGGCTCCAAGGCCCAGACCCCCAGCCATTATTAAGCCCACTAGTATTGGTATCCGCTAACCCAATATTTTCAGTTACTGAAGCAGTATAAGAACCTGTAGTTGATGCAGTTGCAGAATCAGCAGAACCAATGTTTTCAACTACAGAACCTGAGTATGTAATGCTTACTGTTTGGGAATCTGCTAGACCGGTGTTTTCTGTTACAGACCGTGAAGAACCTGTACTTACTGTCTGAGAATCAGCAGAACCAATATTTTCAGTTACAGAACCTGAGTATGTAACGCTTACTGTTTGAGAATCAGCAGAGCCAATGTTTTCAGTTACGGTGCCAGTATAAGCACCGCCGCCTGTGGTGTAAGTGAAGATAATAAGACCTGCACCACCAGCACCTGATGTTGAGCCTGATCCACCACCGCCACCATATGCCCCGCCAGCGCCCGCTGTTGCGCCAAACCATGCGCCACCACCGCCACCACCAGGACCTGCTGTTCCACCAGCAGTTGCAGTATAGATATTTCCTGCGCCACCATTACCACCTGTTCCTGGAGAACCATATCCTGAGCCACCACCGCCCCCTGCTGTACCTGCACCACCACCACTTGACCCGTTTATACCAGCAGTACCCGCACCCGCCCCACTACCGTTATTACCGCCAGCAGCACCAGCACTAGCAGTACCAGCCGCCCCAGCATTTCCAGCACCTGCTATTGTGGCTGCCCCACCGCCCCCACCGCCCCCACCGTTGTTTGAACTTACTGCACCGCCTGCTCCACCAACACCACCAGGACCTGCCGCAGCACCACCCCCAGGGTAACACCCAGTAACAGGACCAATGTTAGCACCGCCATTACCACCTGAAAAATTTGTAGTACCTACACCAGATGCGGATGCTCCACCAATACCACCTGTAGAACCTGTAGATGTTGAACCACCTTTTGCAAAAGCACCATCAGTTGATGCTCCCGGTGGAAGAGTAGCCCCTGATACAGCGTTAAACCATGTATCACCGCCTGAAACAGTAGCACTACCCCCCGCTCCAATGTTAACCTTAACAGTATTATTGGCTGCAAGATTACTAGCAGTTATAGATGTAGTTTTAGCATACGCACCGCCACCGCCGCCACCGTTATAACTTGACCCTGCACCGCCGCCGCCCGCACCACCTCCGATACACTCTACGGATACTAAAGAACTAAAGTCCGATGGTATTGTATAAGAAGTGCCCGAAGTGATGAATACGACTTTAGTTGCCATTATTTACTCTGGGATTTGTGGTGTAGGAGGCAACGGTTCAGGAGGGTTTGGATTAATAAAATTTACACCATTCCAAAAATACCCCGGACCTGCGTAGTTTCCGTCCGCATCGGGGTATTCTATAAGGTACATGCCCTCTGGGGCGGGGTCAGTAGGTTCACATACAATGATGTTAACTACTAACCCTGTAGAATCGACAACTGCACAGGTAGTCATTTGCCGCCCTCATAAAGATTAACTTGTTGCGGTTGTAGAGTATGTAACAGTTAATGTATCGCCTGAAACAACAGCTTTTGAACCGCCTGAGAAGTTACCTTCAGAATATAATGTACCACTTGTTGAACTTTGTGTATTTACTGCACCTGAACCAGTAACTAAGAAACAACCATAAACTGTACCACCAGCACCTGTAATTGTGTAGACAATTGCCGTAGCAGCAGAAGTTGTTACGTTAGATGGAGTTGATCCTGATGATGTAGACACCGCAAATGATGCTGTACCACGAACTGCTGAACCACCAACTGTATAGTTAATAAACTCACCAGCATTGGTAGTAACTAAAGTAGTCATTGTGTCAGTTGCTACAGGTGTTAAACTTACCTTGGTCAAGCCTAAAAACGGACCAACAACGCTATATGCAGAGCCTCTTAATAAAGTATCTAATAGCAACTGTTTTCCAATTGCTACAACTAAATTTGGAACTTCATCTTCCCATTTAAAATTACCATCTTTGTCATGGCAAATAACGTTATACACGCCTTCCATACCAAATGGCTCACCTGATTTTTGATTGCGGGATACAGTTACTACTGCGTTGTCACCAAAACCTGCTAATTCGTTACTCATAATTACTCCTAAGAAATTGTTATTACTGCTGTCGTTGAACTAGCAGTGGGAAATGTTACTGTAAAAGTTTTACCGCTTGTTACATCATTACCAAAATTTAACACAAAACACGCCGCATTTGTAGTGCCATTATAGATTAAAGCACCTCTTGCGGTAAGGGCTGAAGTCCATGTAACGTTATTAAAAGACAACCATGCTATGTTATTTAATGTATCGGCTGTTGGGCGGTTACTAATTGTTAATGCTTGCCCACCTGCGGTATAACCACTTGCAACAACTTCATTCGTTAAAGTGTAAATCGTAGTTGTATTATTTAAGTTAGCATTGGCGGTATACAACGCAATTTTGTAAGTATAGGGGGTACCAACAGCAAAGTTTTCTAAACCACTTAGCAGATTAACTTTAAATTGTGTTGTTTGCCCTTGGGTTATCATGTAACGGTGTTACCTTTAATATTTGCATTAAGCTTAGTCTGCCCATCTCGATACGCATCGCCTCGTTCTAGAGCATTACATAATCTGATTAACTCGCCCATTGCTTCATCATACTTAGCTTTATACATAGTAATCATATCTACTTCAACTTTCATGTATATCGCAGCTTCTAATAAAGCGCCGTATAAAAGTATTGGGTCGTAGTTATTCCCAAGCCAAGACTCGCTTGCTGTTGTAATGGATTCTGGGTAATAAAAATAGTGCATCTCAACTAAGTAATTAGCATCAGGCGTCGGCCCTAAAATACAAGACAAAGACTTAGGATAGCTTAATTGCGAGCCAAATAAAGAGTAATATTTAGGCGTACCTGTTGCTGTTGGTGTTGGGTATGCTTCACGAATAAAGTTAACATCTTTGTTAAGTAGGTATGTAAAAGGAGTTGCATAGTCTGCAGTATAAATAGCAATAGAATAAGCAGCTAACCAATCAGACGGTAAAGATAAATACTGATTACCGCTGGTCAATGTTCCTGTTACATTCTTTCTTAGCGTTGGGATGTTTACTGTGTTGTAAATCCGTGTTTCCGCTTGTGTAATAAATGTATTAACTTGTGTAGCACTAGTAGTTGTTACAGCCGTAGTTCCATCCGTCCCAGTAAAGGTAGTAGATGGAAACTCGTTTTCACAGTAGTTTTTTACTGTCTGAAACAACGTAGTGTAGTTCACGCCATTGGTCCTCTAGACATACGACCTTTAGTAGCAGCTCCCGCACCACGCATTTCAATACCTGATGTTTTAGGTTCTTTAGACACGCCGTAACTAACACCATTTCTAACGGGGTCTTTTAAATCAGCATCTTTAGCCGATTTTTCGTAGGCGTACGTTCTTGAGTCTACTTTCTCTTGCCCTGTAATTTTTTTACCATCCATTGTATGTGGCTCTGCATAGACAGCAGCGCTGCCTGTCTCTTTGCCCATAGTTTTGCTAGAATATTTAGCCATTATTTGCCCCTCTGGTTATTAGCCCGTGCAATGTTTCTGCCAACGGCTTTATAAGCAGCGTTTAACCCACCACCTTTTTTAGCCTTTGCGTTATTTATTACTTTAGGCCCGTCAGTAGGAAAAACTTGTGCGTCAGTTTTACCTTTTTTAACTACACCATCAGCACCTGATTTATATCCCATTTTAAACTCCTAAGTTGTACTTACTGTTACGCTATTAATTCTACCAATTGCAACTAAATAATTTGGGGTTAATACCCTATCAAATCCACTAGCCCCACCTACAGGATACCAACCCCATTGAATTTGCCTACTACCATCAGATGGGTACCCGCTTTGGTTTATACTTGTTCCGTTACCATTTAAAATCTGTAACCCGGTTAGTCCAGAACCGTAATAACTATTATCCGGTCTTGGTTCACGTACAGCCTGTGGGTCATTTACAGGGTACATACCTAATTGTAACTGAGGTTGATCTGGTTCCCAACACTCTCTACATACTTTAATGCTAACCTGTTTAGTCTTAATTGTTAACTTTTTTAAATCTTTAAGCTTATAACGTTGCCCACACCGATCACATTCGGCAATCGAGTGTTTACCGGAAGCAAAATTACTAGGCATGATTATCTCGAGTAAAACAAATTACGTGGAACAAATCTAATTGGCGCTTTTTCTCTATCTTCATCAGCTGCTAATTGGAATTGTTTATCGTATTCTTGTTGTAAATACATAATTCTGTTTGGGTCTACGCCTTGAATTTTAATGCTTAACATGGCTGATAGCCCCGCCACAAAACAATTAATAAATCTAAACGGAATATCTTGGACATTGACACCATTTCCTGCGTCTTGAAGCCTACGCATGCGCCAGTACACAAGTGTGTAAGGCCCGCCACCACCATCAGGTGTAGGCCAAATGTTTAAGCAAGGAAGGTATTGCACAGTAATTGCATCATTTGTTGCATGGGTAGCCGCTACAGTATTGTTCTGACCTCTCCAACAGTTTTGCAGTTGGTTTCCTACAATGTTAGTGTAGGTAATAGTCTCTGTACCAATCTGAATAAACCCTGTTGAGCGCAGATTTAAATTAGTAATATTTGCGTTAGTTGCAGTTTTTAAAGTAATCGTTGTATCCGTTGCGTTAATACTAGACGACAGCAAGTATTCCGATAAATTACTATTGCCTGACTGCCTATTAACATAAACTTGTATTGGCCTACCCGGGGTTAACTTGTTGGGTATAGTAGCATAAGTAGACTCAGATATGCGGTTAAGATTGAGGTCGGTTTGATTAGAAACGTTTGCATTATTAGTACGAGTCTCGAGGTCAAGTACATCTATCGTATCCACAGGAATTGCGTATATACCTAGATTAGTAGTCAGCTGAATACTTACCTCTTCAACAGTCCAAAGGTTGATGCCTCTGTTTACCCAATCAGTTGTCATCAAGTTAATAGACCTACGCGCAGTGCGCAAGTCATATCCGGAACGTACCTGTGAACCACAGCGTTCAAACGCTTCCTCGACCATCTCGGTGAGGTCTAGGTTAAATGTACTAATTCCGGATGTTGATGCCATTATTTAGCAGACTTTTTTGTTGTAGGTTTAGCAACTTCTTGTACAGCCGGCTCAACAACCTCTTCTACAACCGGCTCAACAACCTTTTCTACAACCGGCTCAACAACCTTTTCTACAACCGGCTCAACAATCTCTTCTACAACCGGCTCAACAACCTCTTCTACAACCGGCTCTATAGGGGTTAAGTATTTTTCTAACATTTCAGCAATTTCTTTTGTTTGTTCATTTGCTGCGCCAAATGCTTGTTCTTCTTGGTGTACTACACGTTTAAACATGTTTAACATATGTTCTGCGTGTTTTTCTAAATCTTGAAATAAACTCATTTAATACTCCTGTATGTTTTAACTTTATTTTTAATACTTTTTGGTTGTGCTACAAATTGTTTACCTTTTGCTTTGCCTTCACGTTTAGCTTTAGTAGTTGCAGCATATTCTTGAGGGCTTAATGCTTTTATTGCTTTTTCTGGTAAATACCGTTCTCCAGTTTCGGAGGATTTTTTACCCGATTTTGTAGTCCACTTTTGATCTCCCCAAGCTTTCAAAGACTTCTGAGATTTTGCTAGACCACTCATTTATACCCACCACCAGATGCTTTATACTTTTTTGCTACTAACTGTGCTTTACGTGCTGACCACTGCCCTGCACCTGTACCTTGCACTGCCGCTGCTTTTACTTGCGATACAATACGTTTTCTAAGGCTAGGTTTAGTGTAGTTACCAGCGGCGTTAACTTTTCCACCTTTAGCATACATCTCTACATCTTGCGGCTTGTCTTTCCGCTTAATGATTTTTTTACCTGGCATTTTAGATGGGTTAATATCTCCCATACCACGTGAGGCTTTCACTTTTTAGCTTTCATCATACCGCCACCGCACATAACTATAGTACCTTTGGTTTTACCTTTTGTGCAGCAACCATCAGCACGAGAAGAAGCCGAACCACCTTTAGCCATTTTTTTAGGTGGCTCTGTAGTTTCTTTAGGTGGTTTTTCTTTTTCTTTTTCTTTTGCTCTACGTATTTTAGACTCTTCACGAGTTTCACCACCAAGTTCTTCATTGATGACTTCAACCGGATTAGCTAATCCTAAAGTATCAAAATAGTTAGTAGCCTTGTCGTTGTACTTTTTAATCATTTCTTTCATTTGAATATCCTTAGCACATTTTGCCTTTAGTTTTGCCACGTTGAGCGCAACCATCCGCACGAGAAGAAACTGAACCACCAGCTTTGTAAGACCTATTTGGAGATTTAGTAGTAGTTTTTTGCGCTTTAGCTTTACCTGAAGGACCTGCCTTAGCTTCTTTTTGAGTAGGAAAGTTGCTTTCAAACGGCTCTACTGCTCTACGATAAGCTTCCGCAGACATTTTTGTATCTTCTTTATCAGCTTTAGGTGCTGGTTTAGATTCAGCTTTAGGTGCAGAAGTTTCAGTTTTAGGCGCTGGTTTAGCTGCTGGTTTAACTTCAGAAGCTAACTTAGTACCGTAAGATTTGCCTTTCCATGTAAATGTAGAATCACCCGCAGCTCTTGCAGATTTAAACGCATCACCAAAAGAGTTAGAATCTAGCCCTGCTTGTTTTTGTTCGGGCGTTACCGTTCCACGATCACTTTCGTCTTCGATAACTGATTCGCCATCTTCACCACTATAGCGTTTAACTTTTTTCATTGGGCGTTTCATATTGTTCTTCCTTTCATTTTAGGCATCATACCTTGAGTTTTACCTTTAGAAGCAACACCGTTAGCTTTAGATAATTGGCTAGTTTTACCGCCCATAGCCATTTTCTTCATAGCCATACCGCCTTTTTTAAGCTTAGCTAAATCAGTACCTTTGCCGCCTTTATGTTCTTGCTTGTCATGCATGCTAAAAGCTTTTTTAATCATGGCTTTGTCTTGGGCTTTGTCCATCTTTGTATCTTCTTTAGCCATACCGCCTTTAGCCATTTTTTTCATTGCAACTCCACCACGTTTCATACCGCCCATACCCCCCATAGGAGCTGGAGCTGCTGCGGCAGCTGGAGGCATTGCAGGTTGTCTAGCAGACATTAACGCTGCCATCATCTTTGGGTCCATTTTTTTCTTAGTAGCCATCTCTCCACCTTTTTTGAATGTTTTGCCTTTATCGGCATCATTAAAATCTTTCCCCACAGATTGAGGAACTCCTACCTTCTTAGCAAAAGCTGGGTTATGAGCTATCGCCGCCATAAAATTATGTTGCTTTTTACTTGTGCTCGGCATCTTTTTTACCAATCAATTTTTGAACTGTCTTTGTTTCAAAAATACGAATGCCCGTCCATATAATAGTAAACAAAGCGGCTATAGATGGCAACATATCTGTCAAAGTTCCTAAAACTGTTACAACAGAAAAAGCATCCATAACGTGCTTAGACGCTTCATCCATATTTATAAATGGGTCTTTCATTAGCATTTCCACCTTTTCAAACTTGCAGCCTTTCTAGTAGGTTTACCATTCTCATCTTTCATTGGGCCTGGCATTCCGCTCATCCTAGCACAAAATGACTTTTTGCGAGGCCCGCCTTCAGGTTGTGGCGCTTTTAAATTCGACCCAGTCGCCGCATTATACTTTGCCCTACCCTTAGCAGTAAGTCCAGCCCCTTTAGAAACCGGGAGTTTTTCGCCTCTTCCAACTGCAAGGTTGGGTCCTTTCTTCTTAGTAGCCACATTATGCCTGCGCTTCCTTCCAAGACAAACGCGCGTAAACGTCGGTTGCCGTACCAGTTAAAGACGTTACACAAACATATAAAATGTCTGGGCCGTCCGGATAAAAACCTGACTGAGTAGTTGGCAACGTATTAGTTGTGCCCCCACCTAAAATTGAATTACCTAAGTCACGAACTTGTGATAAATCTAAAGTTGTTTGCCCGTTTGTATTAGTAAACGCAGCTGCTACAGACTCACCGCCAATTACAGTTACAGTATTCGTAGCATTTGCAGCAACTTGAGATAGTGAAGATGTAAACGACCCGCCCGCAGTAGTAACAGGGGCAGTAAATGTACCACTAAATGTACCGGTAGTAACGCCGTTTAACACCAAATTAACTAGCAATGGGCCAGTTGAATATATACCTAATTCAACTAACTGTAACTGCATACGGTTAACAATCTCACGTACGCCAAGTAGCCCTGTTATACCATTATCTACTGCTGGAGCAACCCGAATAGCTAATACAGGCGTCAACGCAGTAGTAGATACAGTTGTTTGTAATTTAGGCGTACCGTAGTTAAAAATTAACGATTTATCGTCATTGAACAAGCCATCCATAATTGCAGATGAACCCCAATGGGATAAAGCAGGTACTGAATCAGGTGTAGCTAATTCAACAGAAGTTGTTGTGTCGCCAACAAATGCTACAGCACTTGCTTGCCCCCCAGTTTGCGCCCTAGTTAGCCCCCAAATAATTCCAGAAGAAGTAATACCTGTGTAGTTAATATACTCAGTATTTCCGTTGGCATTTTGGCATTTAATAGTTAATGTGTTTCCACCAATTGCTAACGCTGATGTTGGAAAACCAACAGAATTAGCAACAGTAATAGATGATGGGCTGATAGTTGTACCAGAAACTTGATCATCTGCCGCAGTTCCACCAAAACCACGAATACACCCAGTTAAACTGCCCGCTCCTGTAACAGTTGATAAACTAGTATAGTAAATATACTCGTTAGACATTTTAGCAACACCACCACTGAGATTAAATACTGCTGTACTTGTTACTGGGATAGTATCTGCCAAACTTGTTACATCAGCACTAGTAGTAGTAGTTGAGCCAGATAAAGGCGCTACTGGATACGTTAATGGGGAAATACCTGATACTTCATAGTGGGCTGACATATTACCAGACCGCATATATGCTTCAAATTGTTTATTATTGTTTTGTATTTGGTTTACATACGTAATTAAACCGTTAGTTCCACGAATACCAAAACGAATATAACCCGCACCATACCAAGAATAATCAATGTACCACATTTGCATACGTGTTAAATCAAGGTTATACCCAGATGAACCTGTTCCATTACATGGGTCTAACCATTGTGATTGCGGAGTTTTAGTATCAATCGTTAAAGAAACAATAGCATTAGCAATTGTTACGCCCCGATATTCTGGAGTAATTGATAAAGATGTATCAGAAACAATTTGGAGTACACGGTAAGATTGCCCACGAATAACAATAAATTGCCCAGGCTGTAATTGAGTTAAAAATGCAGTGCCCGATCCTGTTACTGCAGCAGAGTTATTAGTTACACTTACTGTGCCGCTAATTTGGTTTGTGCTATTACGTAAAACCGTATAAAGAGTTTGGCCATCAAATTCAAAAAACATACCATTTTGTTGGTCAAAGAAACCAATACGGCTAGAAGCTCCATACCAAGTTGTTGGAGTTACTCGGAATAAACCTGTAGCAGTAACAGTATTACTTACGTTAATTGTGTATTGAAATGATGTTGGGGTTACATTTGCGCTATTAACAGTAAAGTTACCGTTAAAATATCCTTGGTTACATCCAGCAACTTGAAATTGCGCACCAGCTTGCAAATTATGATTAAACCGAGTTGTTACAGTAACCGTACCAGAAGCATTAATAATTGATGTTACAAATAATGCTGGTTTTAATGATGACCCAGTAGAAAACTGAATACCTTTACCTGATTGGTAACGGAAATAGCGTCTTGTTTGACGAATTAATTGTTGGTTTGGAACGTTAGCTCCAGCAGAAAATGCTACCCCACCATCAAAAGAACGTGGTTCTACATACCCAGCTGGACGCGCATATACGTTTGTATTTCCAGCGGTATTGGCAATGGTTGTAGAAGGTGTTCCATTTACGTTTACAAAAGTAAAAGTATTATAAGAAGGGATAGTTGCAACTACTTGGGCCGCATTAACTGTTGTTGCAGTAGATGGTCCTGTTGTGCCAACAACATAAATTAAACTACCTTTACTTAGTCCATGAGCCCCTGTAGTTGTTACAGTAACTGTTGATCCAACAAAAGTAAG